AGCGCATCAATCGAACGCAGGCTTGCGCTGGTCGCCTTGTACGCCGGGAAGCCAGTAACCACCGACACTTCGTGCAGGCGCACTTCGCGCAGTTCGCGGCGCATCCCATCTTCAGACCAGCGATCACCGTTGCGCGGAACGCTGAAGCCGAACGACATTGAATCAACGTCGCCACGCTTCATCAGTTCGGCAAGGTCACGGGCGTAGGAAGTGTTCGGCAGATCAGCGTCAGCCAGAAGTCCCTTGCCGTCAACCGACAGGCGAAGAGTCTTGGCGCGGGTCGAACCCAGAACCAGCGTCGAATCGTGGTTCAGGTACATCTTCACGTTGTTGCGGGACTTCAGCGTTTTGTCGAATGCCCCCGGCATGATCCGTTCGATGAAGGGCAGCGGTTCGCTATCGCTGTTGAAAACGGCTGCGTAGCCACGGAAGGTCATGCCGTCGCCTTCCTGCCGTATCTCAAAGTCCTGAACAACCAACCTGCGGGTTTCAACTTCGGTCTTGTTTCGCATCATTTCGATTTCCTTCACTCGCTTGCCCACATTGAACGAACGATCCTGTTCCGCGTCCAGACGGGCAACAACGCCTTCAGCGTACTGTTGCGCCCTTTCCGCTGCGGCTCTACTTGGCCCAGAACCCCAGAGCAAGTGCGCGACAAGACCGGGCGTGATCGGGGTTTCCTCGTCTACCGCTGCAAGGTCGCCAATGTGTCGGGCGATCCACGGCCCGATTCTGCGCCACTTCGCTTCGCTGACTTGACCTTGTGCCATTAGACGGGCTTCGCGCACGGTGGCAGGTTGCAGACCGTCGCCTGCTTCGCCATCGGCATACAGTTCCAACCCGCGTCGGGCTGCAGCCCTCATGTATTCAGGCGGGGAAAGATCAACCTGACGCGACTCAAGCGCGGCTTCCTCTTCGACCCCATCTGTCAGCGGCGGCAGTTCGGGTTCGGTCGGCAACGCCGCAACCTTGATCAGTTCGCTGAAACGCTTACCCAACAGTTCTTCGGTCGGTTCCCAATAGCCCTCTTCGGGTTCGGGTTCCCACTTGCGCACCAACGCAATCGGATCATCCGCTGTCGCAGTCAGCGAGTATTCGCCACCTTCAACACCGAAGGTTCCTTCGGTCATGACGTATTCGACCTGCCCACGGTAGATCGCATCTTCGTCAAACCATTCAACGAAATCGCCTTCGGAAAGTTCACCGGGCAACGCACGTTCCCCACCCGGTTCGATTCCCTCTTCCAGCGAGACTGCGACCATCTGCGCGATGGCATCAGCCTTTGACTGGTGGCAACCAATCGTTTCACCGTCATCTTTGATCGTCGCCCAACCAGAGCAACCAACCACGCCTTGCTTGATGTAGTACGGCATTACAAAGTCTCCCTAATCCAGCAGACGCTGTGACCAGTCTTGCCCGAGATGGCATAGAGCGCATCCAGCGGGTTGATCACAAGTTGAATAGCGTTGAGTTTCTCTAGGCGGTAACCGTTCGTGATTGTTACGTCAGGGCCACCGACAAACACGGCATCGGTGTTGTCAATGTTCTGGAACGTGATGCGGTACGGCATCTGATGGAAACCGTCGATCATCGTTGGCGTAGTGCCGACTGCAATCTGTCCTGATGTAATCGCCATCAGCCCACCGGGTACGCGCTGGCTGGGTCGGTCGGGTCAATCGTGGCAAGCGGCTGCAACTGCGTCGAAGGTACGCCTGTATGCGGAATGTCAGGTAGCCCCATCGCTTCCAGTACGCCAGCAGGCTCAAAGCCTGACAGGATCAACTTTTGCGCCATCGCTACTTTGCGGTCGGTTTCGGTCAGGTTCGCCGCAGCGATGTCTACGTTCGCCAACGGAACGCGGTAGTTGTCGCCACCGTCAACAGGCGAAAAGTCCTCTAGGCGACGCACATCGTTGATGCTCATGTACCCAGCCTGTAGCGCGGTCGAATAAACCTGTGCGCGGGTCTGCGAGTCGCCACGCAAAAGGGCTTCCATGTTGAACCGCAAGAACACGCCTTCGGGCAGAAGGCGCGAATAGGCATCTTCCAGTTTGGCGACGTAAGGCCGCAACGTATGCGTAACAAAATGGATCGCGTTCGCTTCAACCGATGCGTATGACATAGCCCCGGGCGTGGTCACGCCAAGCATCGACGGGGGGCAACGAAACGCCCGTGCAATCTCTTCGATGGAAAGCCTGCGGGATTCCAGCATCTGCGCCGCGTCGGGGTCAACGCCAGTCTTAGTGAACTTCGCACCACCTGTGAGTAGCCCGGGGCGATGCGCCTTCCGAAGCCCCTTGTGCTTGTTCTCAAACCCGTCAACAAGTTGGGTCGCCTGTTCCTTAGTCAGGTTGCCCGGGAATTCGATGATGCCGCTGGTGGTCGAACCCTGCCCGAAGAACCGTGCTGCGAATTCTTCTAGGGCTTTTGCCAGACCCAATGACTGCTTGATCAGTTCAATGCGCGACTCGCCGCGAAGGTGACCGGGCTTACGCATTTCAACGATGTGCAAGATTTCGTCGGAGAACATCGGGCGGTCATCGTGCGTGGTGGTGTAGACCAGTCGCCCTTCGGCGTTGCGGTGAACGTGAACGTGCTGCGGGTTCAAGACGATCAAGGCGGCAATACCGCTGTCGTCGCGCACGATGCGAACGAAAGCGTTTCCGTCGATCAGCAGGCTGAACAGAACTTCCTGAAAGTGATCTGTTTTTGTGATGTTGGTATCTGGGTAGTCGATCCACGTTGGGCGCGGGAACACGGGTACACGCTCGCCATTCACCCTACGGAACGGGCCAACAGGCATCGTAGAAATGCTGTCGCTGATCAGGCGAACACAGGCGTAGACCGTGGCAAGCCTGATCGAATCTTCCTGCGTGATGATCGTGCCAGCGTTCGTGGTCAACGCATAGGAGTCGCCTGCGCCCCACAGGGTCTGGAACGAGATAGCGCGTTGATCAGTTGCGTTCGGCAGTAGTCGTTCCAGCATTCAGTTCTCCGTTGCGCCCGGTTGCAATTCCCCAAAGTACCAAAAGAATTCCTGAAACGATGAAGCCTAGTGGAAGCCACCACAGGAAGCAGCCTATGGCGATGGCGATGAGGCCGACCAACTCGATGAGCAACGGAATCATTTGTGTCCCCTTATACGTCATAGAACATCGGCACGATCTCTTCGGGCGGGTTCGTTGATGCGCGATCCAACGCCATCACCAGCGCAATCGCCGCGTCGATCTTGCGCTTGCTTTTGCCCTTCGACAGTCGCCACCCGTTATCGGTCATGCGTTGCGCGGCAGACAGAACCTGATCGGTGAAGGTCGGCTGTCCCCGATGGCGCACCTTGCCAGTCACGATCAGTTCGTAACCCTGACCGCAGGCAGGAACCATGCGAGCCGCCGACTGCGGAAACTCCACCATCGGCAACCCGTCATCCTGCAACACTTCGGCTGACCGCTGGAAAAACGCGGGGTCGAACGCCACTTCCTTCAGCGTGTATTTCATGTGCAATTCGCGCAACAAGTGTTCAACAGCGGCAACGTCCACCGACTGCGAATCCGGCTGAATGATGTGCGGTTCCGTTACGAACAGATCACCCTGTTTCTGCACCGCCACAACCGCAATCGTGTCGTGCTTCAAAGCCATGTCCACACCGACCCACGTTGGTTCGTGCGGGATCAGTTCTTGATCACCCCGGCACAGTTCCCACGCACCTGCGGGTAGCCACGATTCCTGCGAACGCACCCATTGACCCAGACGGTAGCGACGGTACGCCATCTCGCTCGTCTGCTTCGCAGCGGATTCCATGTCACCCAAATCCATCAGCCCTTCAGCAAGGTTCGGGTTCGCCTGCCGCCATTGGGCTTGATCAAAAATGTCGCAGTCCTCGTCGGACTCCCACGACCAGAACCCGAAGGTGGGGTCATCCAGTTCGCCCGATGCACACTTTTTTCCGTACTGGTAAAGCAGACCGCACGGGGAATCCAAGTCATACCCGGGTGTGGTGATCCCTACTACCAGCGGTTCCTTACGCGCACCCGAACCCAGCGTCAGAGCGTCGTACAAATCTGTCGTGCGCTGAACGTGCAATTCGTCAAAGATCACCGTGGTCGGGTTCAAACCCTGCGCCAGTTTGCCGTCAGCCGACAGGACGCGGTACACCGACCCGAACAGCGGCACTTCAATCGCGTCACGATAAACCTTGCATTCCGCAGCCAGCAGCGGGTTAGACAGAATCTGCTGCTTCACTTCACCGAACACGATGCGAGCCTGCTGACGATCACCAGCCGCCGAATACACTTCCGCACCCGGCTCGCCAGCGAACATCCCGTACAAAGCGATCGCGGAACCCATCAGCGATTTGCCGTTCTTGCGGGGCAGCATGATCAGGGCGCGTCGATACCGCAACCGCTTCGTCACCGGGTCACGCTCATACAGGCCGCGCATCAGCCACTTCTGCCAGTCGGTAAAGATCAGCGGTTGACCCGCCAGAAAACCTTTCGTGACAGAACAATACGATTCAGCGAACTCAACTACTTCAGGGCCGTCAGACAACGCCGACCGCATCGGCGTAAAGAACTTTGGCGACCAGTCAGGATGAGGCTGCGTTACGTCGCTGCGCGATCTTTTGGTTGAGTTTGACAAACTCTGATTCCTTCACTTCGCTAAGACCAATGCGCGAACGGTCAACAGGGTTCATCCCCAAATCACCCAGCGCAGAATAGATTTGCTTCTCCAGTTCGCGTAGGGCTTTCCGTTCACGCCACGCGTCAGGATCGGACAACACTCTATGACGCAACTGCTGTCGCTCGTCTACCGACTCGCACACCAACAAAACTGTTTCGCCATCGGTCGAAGGTTTGAGCCACGCCCAACACGACGACCACACCCGCTGCCACAGTTCCGAA